AATGTACTCCCATAACAAGAACAAGCACTTCATCACCTTTTATAAGAGTATCTTCAAACCAAATATCTTTGTGTGATTTGTATGTTCCACTACCCTCATATTTCCCACTTCCAGTTAATTTTGGTATACCGTGCCCCATTGTATCAGATGTTGTATTGTCATAATCATAATTAGATACATTAATTTCAATATTATCAATAATTCCATCAATAGTATAATCTCTATGATAATGAGGTAATAGGTAATTACTACAATATATCTGCTCACTTGGGATAATCTGCCCATCAAATTCAATAGTTAAATTTGGGGGTGGAGTAACTACAGAAGCCTTTATGATAGTTGTTTCTTTTGTGGCTTGACCTATCATATCGCCAATTAAAATTCCTAATTCACTCATTTCTTTTTATCCCACCCTTCTGGAAATAATTCATCTATCTTATCTTTCTTCTTTACTTTTTTACCCTTTTTCTTTTTGTTTTTCTTAGCTTTTTCTTTATTTTCAAATTGCACTTTATCCATAACATTTTCAAAAGCTAACTCAATGCTACAGAAATAAGTTTCTCCCTCAAAAATATGCATATCAGATTTAACTAAGAAACTACCAACTAGCCCTGTATGTGGCTCTTGTATTCCAATGTTATATCCAGCTTGAATTAAGATGTTTCCTAAGCAATATATCCTTGCACTTTTCTCTACACTTTTTAGCATATCCTTAGCATTTGCTATATTGTCTACATCTTTTTCATATTCCATAACTTGTTGGAATAATCCAAATTTCTTTTTATCTTCTGCATTTTCTGCTTTATTAAGTATTTGCTGCTTTTCTTTTTCTACTTTATAGATAACAATTTGGTTTATTATATTTTCTATGCTTTCTTCATAAGAAGAAGTTGAGATGTTATCTACACTTGTTAAAAGAACATCTGTATAAGTATCTTGTTCAACTATATCTATTGCTTGTTCATTGCTCACAATAGAATAAATCTTTTTGTTTTTTCTGTGTTGAATAGTGTAAGCATTTAATATAATTTCATATCCACTTCTATCAATAGCTGGATATGTACATGTAACTTCATCCTTTGGAATTTTGCCTATTTTTAAATTAAGTTCTCCACAAATTTCTTTTAATATTTCTGACGGTTTTTTCTGAAAAAAATTTTTAACAAAGTTATTTTTATTCAGATAAATAGAATTGTCGTATGCATAAAAACTTTTTATTTCAGTTTCACCTTTCCTAGAATGCTGGAAAACTTTACCATAAAACAATTTTTCATCTTCATAAGAAAATATGATTTCATCTCCAATATTGGTTATGATATCTCCTAGATACTCAACTTCTAATTTCCTTGCAGTTCCGTGAATAGCTCCACTCCAAATAACCCTAGTAAATATATTTTTATATTCTTTTCCATTTACATAAATCTTTACTTTTTCCATATATTTACCTCTCTAATAGTCCTCTTGCTACATCTGTTAAAGTTTTATTTTTTTCTATCTCTACAAGAGTTATTTCTACATCTATATCTCCTGTTCTTTCAGTTACTGCAAAATATAAAGTTTGGATATAGCATTTAAAGAAAATATTAAACTCTGGAATAATTAAGGTTAATTTTTCCTTATCATTCTTTAACTTTTTTAAAGTTTCCATAGAGTTACTAGGAGTAGTAGAAAGGATATAACTAAAAAAAGGAGATTTCATACTTGGAAAAAATGTTGAAAAACTAATCTTTTCAGCTTTTCTATTTCCAATTAATGTCTTTTCTCCTAAATCAATTATTCTTATAACTTGCAAATCCTGGTCACTCTCTATTCTTAAATCTAATGGGGGAACTACAAAGAAAAAAGGAGTATTAGTGCTATCTTTAACCAGGATAAATGTTGGTCTCATAACATCATCTCCTTTATTTTGTTACTTGTACATAGTTTTTCAACTCCGCAATTATTTTTTGTTTAGACATTTCAGCTGTTTTCTCTATATCGGTTTCATTTTTTATTACAACTCCCCCCATATTAACATTTACTTGAGGAGAGAATGTAGTCGATATTGGAGATACAGGGGCTTTAAGCCCTAATTTATCACTAACTTTTTCTAAATCTGTCTTTTGGCTTATATTTATTGTCCCGAGAGGTCTATTTAAAGAGTTAGCAGTTTTATTTTTCTGTACTGTTTGTTCTTTTGCTAATTCCTCTGGACTTAATTTAGCAATTCTTCTTCTTTCTCTGAAATCTTCTTCTGTTTCTTTCATCAGCTGTTCTATTCCTTTTCCAGAATTTTTATTATATCTAAGTTTTTCTTCAAACATTCTTTGCTTTATATAATTCAGCTTCTCATCATCTTCTGTTTTACTGTTTCTCAAATCCATTGTTTCTATATCTTTTTCTGCTTGTGCATTAGCCTCATCCCAAGTGTAACCCTTATCTTGATATTCTTTTCTTAAATCCCATTTATTACTAATTCGTCCTATTTTTTCTCCTGCCCAATCTCCAACTGCTTTACCAGCTCTATATGCTAAATATCCACCTGCAATATATTTACCAGCACCAGAAAAAATATTTTCTGCCATAGCTGCTACTTTTAATGCTGCAAAACCTTTTATAGCTTCTGCTGTAAGAGTGAATATCCTATTGAAATAAGCTTCCACATTTTCTGTATTAAAAGTACCTTTAGAATTTAATTCAGCCATTTTACTTGTAAATTTATTTATAAAATCTAATGCTGTTGGAGCTAAACCTTCTCCAATAGATATCTTTAAATCATCAACAGCACTTCTAAATTCAGCTATTTTATTTTTTGTTGTACCAGACATTTCTTCAGCCATTTTATCAGTTGCACCATTAGCATTCAATATTGCTTTTTCTGCTTTTTCTATGCCTTCTTTTGAAGTTCCTAAAAGATTATTCATTACTTTTAAACCTTCTGTTCCAGCAATAGTAGCTAAGAAATAGTTTCTCTGTTCTTCTGTCATTACTGCAAGTTTAGGTTTTAA